AACGGATCGTAGATTAACTCGCCCGGATTGCTATACCGCTCGATCAGCCTGTCCACGATGTCGAATTGGAGCGGACAGTTTTTCACGATACAACCTTCGGCGGTATAACTCGCATCGTCTTCGACTTGCAGGCTCCAAGTTTCCGCTTCACCTTTGTCCTTCACATCGCGGACTTTCTTCCATGCGCCATCGTCAAAAATCTGACCGAAAGTTCGCGCCCCGTTACGCCAGCTCATAACCCACAACTGAAGCTGGTTCACTTCGCGGCCTTCGATGATATGTTTGCCAGCAGGCTTGCCTGCAAAGACCGACGCTATTACTCCCCGCGCGCGCTGAGCGACCATTGCCATACCAAGAAGCAGCGCCCGCGAAACAGAACATGCCATTACAGCGTTGCCAGCTTCGCACCCGTCGCCCGACAAATAGCCGGATAACAAGGCTTCGGACAGTTCGGCGTTCAGACACAATCCTTCAATCGGGACTTGCTTGTTCTCTGCCCGCTTGCCGCATTTGTCGAGCCTGTCGACAAGAGACGCCGACATTGCTCTTGTGCTCAGTCTGTACTGCCGCGCGTCTCGATCTGCGTATGATCCGGCATATTTGCCGGCATGACGCTCAAATTCTGCGATCTTTTCTTTGCCGACGCTGACGAAGAAATCGCCGCGCGTCCCTCTGTGACCGTCTGCAAGGTATCTGCCGACAAGCCACCAATCGGAAGCCGACAAGGCGCTCGTTTCGACCTCTGGCAGTTTCAGATTGACCCAGCCGCCCTTTGTGTCTTTCGCTTCGATCCACGCCGGTTCTGTTTTTGGCAGATAGTCAGCCGACCTTGCTTTATCATTCTTTCGCGTCCACAGCTTATGGTCAGGCGTCGTGATGAGCAGCGGGACACCTTGCGCTTTTGTCTGTACGACCGGATTGACGCCGGTGCAGGCTTTAGCGATAACATGCTTCCAGTTGCCCTTGTGTGTAAGAACAAGATCATTGATATTGACTGCTTCAATCGGTTTGAAGCCTTCTCGCGTGAGAATCAGGCTTCCTTTTGCAAGGCAGATATGATTCGTCAATCCGCGGCGCGTCTGTTCGCCGTTCAGCGTAATCATGCGGTTCACATCGTCCCAAACATCGCTTTGCCAACTCCCCGGCGCTATGGCCATAAACGTCGCGGGTAAATGGCCGGATTTGTCGAACGTCTCGCCGAGCTTCACATGCTCGTCATAGTCGTAAACTTCGCCCCGGCTTTCTTTCCTGAACACCTGCGCCAGCTCCGCAATCGGAACGATTTCGTATTTCTTCGCGCTCAGCCTGTCGCCGCTGCTGCGCCAAAAGGCGTGCGCGTCAACTTGCCAACGTGCGCGGCTGTATTCATCTTTCGACTTCGTAACCGGCGTATCAGCATAGCCGCGCGTTCTGTCCGTCTGAGGCTTGCGGAAAAGAAGAACGTATTCAGGTGAGCCGACGCCCATCTTCGTCCCGTCCTTGCAATTCTCAGTCCAGCCGAGCCGGTACGTCTGATTATTCTCGCGCACAACGTCCGTGATAACGGTAATCATGCCCATATAGTCGAAGCCGTGCCGCTTAAAGTGGAAAATCGTTTCAGCGTGAAGCGGTGAAATCGTCGGTGCGCCTGCGCCCGTGACATTGCCGAAAAGAACGCGGTCTTTAACGTGAATACAGCACATGCGCCCCGGCTTCAGAATCCGCAACAGTTCCGGCGTAAGAAAATCCATCTGATTCCAGAAATGCTCGTTATCGTCCGTATGCCCGAAGTCGTTATAGTTCGCGCTATACTCATAGTGATTCGAGAACGGAATCGAGGTGATGATTTCATCAACGGAATTCTCAGCTTTTAACAAGGCTTCCTCAACGCAGTCATTCAGCGCGACCTCGAAATGTTCGCCCTTTTCCACGCGCCGTTTCACGCCTAAATCTCGCTTCAACGCCTCCGTTCCCAGCTTCGACAAGCCGTATTTGCCGATGATCTCATGCATCGTGTTCATGAGCTTGTCATATTCGCGCCATTTGTCTTTCAGCACCGTCAAGACCTCGTTTTCGCTTTCGGCGTAAATCACATGGATTTCGCACGGTGAATCCTGCAAGAACCGATAGATTCTGTGAATCGACTGAATGAAGTCGTTGAACTTATAGCCGATTCCAAGGAAAATCGCTTTATGACAGAACCGCTGGAGATTGCACCCGGAGCCGCTCAATTCAGGCTTCGACGCGAAGTATTTCAGCCGCCCTTCCGCAAAGTCCACCGTGATCTTCTCGCGCTCGTCGAGGTCTTGCGTCCCGTACACGGTCGCGACTTCCGGCAGCGCCTTCTCGATTGCATGACGCTCGCTTTCAAGGTCATGCCAGATGATGTAATGAGACTCAGGATCGCCTTTGATGATCTCCATCATCTTTTCAATCCGGGAATCAAGGCTGACGCGCTTTTCATGCGCCGCGTCCTTCAGCGATAGCGTCGCCTCCGCGAATAACAGCGATTGCCCTGTTTTATCCGTCATGACCTCGCCGCCACGCTTGACTTCATGATAGATAACCTTCAACGGCGGCAAATCGTAGCCTTCATCGCTGTATCCGAGTTCCGACGGCTTTTGCAGGAAGATCGCCCAGCTGTGCATCCACAACCAGAATTCGTTTTCCTTGTGCGGATAGAGCGTGAGATTGTTCGCCTTCGTGCTGTCGCGCTGAAAGAACCGCGTCAACGCCTGCCCTGTGTCCATAATGCCAAGAAAACCCGCGTAGTGAATCAGTTCTTTGTATCTGTTCGGTGCAGGCGTGGCCGTCGCGACAAACTTGTATTTACAGCCCTCAAACATCGGCAGGAACTCTTGATACGTCTTGCTTCCGTATGAGCGAAGAACCGAAGCCTCGTCAAGGCTGACACAGTTGAACAGCGTCGGATCGAGCTTGCCGTCGCGGATGCTTTCATAGTTCGTCAAGAAGAATCCGCCGTCGCTCGCTTCAACTTCTTCCGTGCGGCGCACGAATTCAAACTGAACGCCGAGCGTCTTGCCGTCGCGCATGAACTCCTGACGAACGCCCAACGGGCAGACGACCAGCGCCCGCGCGCCTGTCTTTTCGTGCAGAATCCGCGCGATTTCGATCTGCATCATCGTCTTCCCAAGACCGAACGCCGCGAAGATCGCCCGCTGGCCGCCTTGAACGGCCCACTGAACAATATCGCGCTGATGCGGAAACAGAATCGGATTGATTTCTGATTTCTCGCAGGGAACGCCGTTCAGCTCGGCCATCTTGATTTTGTTCTTCACAAAATCTCTATATTTCTCTATCTGTCCCATTTCCTTCTCCCCTTTGATATGTTTAAACAAAACATAGCCCAAAAACGCTCGCTAACACGTCAAACTTTTTCAGCCTGATAATTTATACTAGCTCGACCAACTTATTCAAAATTTGACGCGCTGACGGCCCAAATTCGCCGTTTTAATCATTTTGAGCGCGTCGTTTTAAGTCTATCCGCAAAACCGATCCCCACGCCGCTATGATGTCCGCGACTTCGACCTCGCGGCCCTCGCAAATCATCGCTAGCCGTTCTTCGTACTCGTCCAGCAGTTGCGCGGCGTATTCCTTACCCGCTCGTTTCAACGTCTGCACGACCGTGAATTCATGGCCGCTCGGCATTGAGTGAAGTTCATCAAGCTGGCGTTCTGTCATTCAACGAATTCAGGAAGGCGAATGACCTTTTTTTCGTCATCGTTGATTAAAAGGACAATCAAGCGCGCCAGATTGTACGCGTCTTGCCAAGAATTCAGCGGCTTGCTCGAACGCGGCTCCATCTCGTTACCTACGCGCACTCTCACACACCATTTATCGCGGCTTTCTTCGTAATCGACCAATTCCGCGCGAACTTCTGTGATTCTGCTTACGGGGATAAAGTTCCCGCGACTGACTTCAAAGAATTTATTCATTGCTTGCCCTCCTTGTGTCCAACATAAGCGGCGCGGGCTTTTCGCAGATTTCAGCCGTGACGTTCACGATCTTGTCAGCCGTCCAATCTTCGCGCTCAACCTTGCCGCCCCTGTTCATCATGTAGTAGCCGCTCCGTTCCCAGTCGCCCTCGAGGTGTTCCGGCACGTCTTCGCTGTTCCAGTTCTTTTCAAGTCGAACCGCTGACACGTAGAACTTCTCGAAAGTGTTCTCAAAGTCTCTGTCGTCAATGTAGTTGCGAAGATAAATCCAGCCATGACAGCCGTGCTCAATCGCCCAGTGAATACACGGATCGCCGAACTTGACCGACTTACTCGGCGGGATTTTCTGAACGGCCTTCTTCACTTTCGCGAAGGCTTCGCGCGCTCTGTCTTCCGGGCGGCCTCCGTTCAGCATGTCCAGCACCGTCGCCGGTGTCGGCTTGAATTGACTGTCTTTCAGGCTGTCAATCAGCGCCTTTCGTACGTCTGCCAGCGAATAAGCTGCTAACACGCCGAACGCAAGCGAAACAGCGTCCTCCGATGGCGGCTTGCCGAGCGCGTTTTCACACGCGGCGCGCCAGAGATTCTTGAACTGTGCATACTCGTTAAATTCCATTCTTTGACCTCCAGAAACGGTATTCTTCAAGAGAAATCAGCCCCGCGTTCGCCGCGTCGCGCATGTACTCAGCTTCGCCGTCCTGTTCCTGTTGCGGCTGTGCTTCTTGCTTGTTTAGATAGTCCCGCCAAGCCTCAGACGGCCCGAGGAACGTTGCGCAATGCTTGATATATTTCGGTGCTGTTCCCCGCGTCGCGTTCGCGTAGCCTTGCGCGGCTCTTAGTAGGTCGTCAGCGGGAACACCTTTCTTTCTGAGCGCGACGTATCTTTTTCGCCCCGGCGTTTTGTCGGGATTTTGCGGTTTTGGATACGCTTTCCAGAATTCCTCAAACTCGGCTTCGATTTCTGCGTCGCGCGCGCGCGTTGTGAGTTCGTGTTTGTCTTTCGTATTTGTATCTTGTTCTTTGTTATTAGTATTTATCGGGGCAACTTTGTTGCGGTCTAAACGCAAGTTTGTTGCGGGGTTACCCGCAAGATTGTTGCGGGGTTTTTGCAACTCAGTTGCGGGCGCAAGATTGTTGCGGGCGCAAGATTGTTGCGGGGTTAGAATCTCATATCGCGTAACGTGCCCCGGTCTCTTTTCAGTTTTGATATAGCCTTTCGTTTCAAGTGCTTTCAACTGTTCCCGTGCCCAAAATTCACTTACGCCCGCGCATTCCGCGATGGTTGTAATCGAAGGCCATGCCCTCTGTTGTTCAACGTTTAAATAGCTGAGCAACGAGAACAAAATCACCTTTTCGGTTGTGGATAATTCACGGTGTCGGATTAAGTCATTCGATATGACCGTGAAACCGCCCTCGTTGCTCGTCATACCAGCGCCGCCTTAAAACGGGATATTCGCTTCGCCGTCCCCGCGCGGGTCGTTCATTTCAAGTGGCTTCCAGTCGTTTCGCTGACGCGGCGCGTAACTCTGAGTCTGTTGCGGCGCGGCCTGCTGACGTTCACCGCTTGCGCTGCCCAAGAGTTCGATCCCGCCGAAATTATCGGCTGTCAACTCCCACGCCGTGATCTTGTGGCCGTCCTTCGCTTCATACGAGCGCGAGCGCATTTGACCGCGAACGAGTACGCCCTTCCCTTTGGTCATGTATTTTGAGATTGCTTCGCCAGTCTTGCCCCAGAAGACGCACGAGAAATAATCCGTTGCCTGTTCGTTATTCGCGCCGAGCCTGTTCACGGCCACGGTAAACGTGAGAACCGGTTTTTGACTTGACGTGTATTTCAGTTCTGCGTCACGGACAAGATTGCCCGTGATAATGCAAACGTTTGTATTAACCTTGCTCATTTGCTTGCCTCCTGTTCGACCTTCGCGTTCAGCTCATCAATCGCGGCGTTTTGCGGCTCGGGGTTGACAAGGTCTTCCCATGTCGCGCCGTTCAACATCTGCTTATACAAGCCGCGAAGTTTTTTCACGTCGGCGGCTGTCGCCTTTTCCAGCGTGTGACCGATATGCTTCTCGATCTTGTCAATGCCGACGCCCTGTTCCTCAAAGCAGAGAATCAGGCGGCGCGTCGCTTCCTTCGGGTCTTTCGCGTCGGCGCTGGCGATTGTCTGCCGCGCCGTCGCAAGGGCAATCTGTACCAACTCAGCCGGGACAAGCCGGAAGATAGCGTTTCGCAGTGCCTTTGAAATCATCGCCTTGCGTGTCATATCGACTTCGCTGTCCGTCGCGCGGACGGTGTAAACGGGCTTGCCGAGGCTGTTCTCGCGCTCGGAAAGAATCTCTTGCCCGTCTTTGACGTACTTTCTCTCGACCGTCTTCGGAACAATGACCTCGGCTGTTTCAATGCTGTTTGTTTCCAAGTCCATCGCCGTGACCTGAACGATCATCTGCCGGTCATCGTCATGCATGACGCGCTCCGTCGTGAAGATGTTCCGCCATTCGCGCCGGATCAATTCAGCCAGCCGGATCGTCGGGCCGCTGATTGTCGTGCCGCCGCGCGGCAACTTATACTCGACCTTTTCCGCGAACAGCGGATTCGAGCAGGCTTTCACGACCGCTTGTTCAGCGGCGAAATATGAACGCGGGCACTGGAGCGCCATCATGTAGGCACACTGAATCTGTGCTTTTGCGCTTTCAGCCGCCGCGACCATTGCCGCGCTCGGCCCTGTCATAAAGCCGACGGGCGCGCTGTTCTGCGCCTGAATCATCATGTTGTTGTTTGCCATTCTGTAACCTCCTGAATTATTCAACTGCTACCGCCCAGCGCGGCAGTGATAACGTCTCGATCTTGGGCGAGTAGGCGCGCCATGTGTCCGTTTCAGCGGCTTCGCGATATGTGCGAAGGTCTTCGCGCGCCTCGACCCATCCTTGAAGTTTCGCCAGCTCGTCAAGGCTGTAAAGCGCGACTGCATACGGCGGTTTCTTCTCGACCGCGATAAAGATAAAACTGAACTTGTCAGCGTCTTCGCCTGTCAGGCTGGCGACGACGTTTCTGTAAAAAGCATCTTGCACGTGATACCGATACTTCGCGCACGTCCGCGCGAATCCGTCAGGGCTCGCGTCATCGGTGCTTTTCAGGTCGAACAAAATGCCCTTGTCCATCTGCCAGCCGTCCGGGCGGCATTTCACGCGCACGCCGTCGATCTCGGAGAAGACGCTGTGCTCGATCACCGCGCCTTCTCTGATATTTGGGAAAATCCGTGACTGAAAAACGCTGTTTTGCATTTCGCTGATTGCGTCGAATTCCTCTTTAGTCAGCGCCGTTTTCCCAGCGGCTTCGGCTTCCTGAATTTCCGCTTTTACGGCTTTCGTTCGTCTGTCGCCTGAAACGATGTAATACTGTGAAACAAAATGTTCAGGTTCTAATACAGCACTATGAAACGCGCTTCCAAACTTCATCGCGGCTGTTTCTTCGCGCTCTGCGCCTTTGAAGTGCGCGGGGCTTCGGTGTATCAAGTCGAGGTCTGATTTGCTCACGCCTTCGGCGGCGTGGTACTCGGCGTTTGTGTAGCAGTCGAACACGCCCACCGAGTAGCCGCTCATTTTTTCATGCGACACGTTCATTTCTGATTTCTCTTTCGAGGTCATCGCCGCAACCGCCGATAAGGCAGCTTGCTTTCCATGTTGCTTCTTCCGCGCTGCGCTCTGCAAAATACAGATCATCGTCCGTTTCGGATTCCCGCGCTTTTTTCAGTTCCACCCACAAACCGCCGAGAAGTTCGTCGGCTTCGCGCAATTTACGAAGGATTTCTTCTTTCGTCATGCCGCTACCGTCGCTTTCCGCGCCCGTCTGCTGATTTTGCTCGCCCAGATAAGACGCTCCCACGTCTTGACGTGCCGTTCCTCGAAGTACAACAGCCATTCATAGTTATAATGCAAGCGCCGTTTCTGATTTGCCAGCAGCGTGTTCTCTGCTTTGATTGTTTTTCTCAGCGAATGGCGCTGCTTGATCAGTCGGCGCGTGTGCTTGTCAAGCGAAGCTGTCAAATAACCGCCGTAGTGTGCGATAAGTGCGAATTTCATTGTGTTTCCCTCCTGATGTGGTATAATCAGGGAGCAGTTAATACAACTTTCTGCTCCTTGCCGCTATCGGGCCTCGTCCTCTCGATAGCGGCTCTTTTTATCCTCTTGCCGCAAAAATCATCACAACGCCCGCAAGGGCGATCAGCACAGCCGCGAACAACACGATTAAAAAATCCATGTCGCTCGCGTCCTCGTCTGTCAACCAGTCTTCGACCTTCGCGCGACGGTGAAATAACAGCCATTTCAGTCGTTCCCAGCGCGTCGCCTTGCGGCCAGCGCGGTATCCGTCGGCGTAAACGCGCGTTCGCGTTTTGCTCATTGGTCGTTCCGCGTGATAAGGTCAAGACCGAGCCGGAAGACGTGCGCCGCCGCTGTGTTCGACTTAAAAACGCCGCGATCATTCCACATGTCGACGCGATCCGTCTTCAGCGCCCACCGAAGCAACTGCCGCTTTTCTTCCGCTGTAATATCGAAAAAGGCCCTCATTTTGTCCCCCTATGCGATCCACGCCCACAAGCCTGCCGCCGCAACGACCGAAAGCGCCGCCATGTAGCCCAAAAGCCAACCGACAACCGGCACGCCGCCGCCATAGCACATCGTCAAGCCAACCGCCAGAACGAACGTCGCGATCATTCCCGCACCTCTGATAACCTGTTTCATTCTTTTTCTCCTTTCATTTGTTCAACCTTGCGCCGGTATTCTTCCGGCAGATCGTCATTGATGCTGACGATTTCAGCTAACGCCCGCTCCACGTCGTCGCCGAGAACAAACGGTTTCTTGCTCATGCCAGCACCTCAACAACCGGCCACGCCAGCACGCCCACCGCGACCGCAAGCACCGCAACCGCCGCCCATGCGCCGGGCAAAACCGCCACCGCCGTCAGCGTGTCCAGCGCGATCATGCTTGCGCCTAACGTCCACTCGAACAACGTTTTCATTCAAACCGCCTCCCCGAAAAAATCCAAATCTCGAACGCGCCACCGACGAGCGCGCCCTGTTCCAGTCGGCGCAGGAAGTTTCCCCGCCTCGACATACCGCGTGACCGTTCGCGTACTTACATGAAGCCGCTTCGCGATCTGCTCCAGCGTGAGCAGGTCGTTTTTTCTCTCGCCGCCCTGCGCCGTCATGATTTCGACGAGATAATCGACTTTCGCCGAAAGCCGCCGATTTTCCTCTGTCAGCGCGGCGATCTGAGATTCTAGCGCCGTCATGCTGTCGCCTTCTCGATGGTCATCAGGTCGCCAATGTCGCAACCGAGCGCAGAACAAAGTTTCGCAACCTGCGCGACCGTCGGCGAAGTCTGGCCTTTTTCCCATCGAATGATCGTGATTTCAGAAACGCCGATTTCATGCGCGAGGGCTTTTTGACTAATGCCGCGCGCTTTTCTGTGCTTTTCAAGCAGTAACACAAGCTCACCTCCTGAAATATCATTTTTGTTCGTCTGCTTGACATTATACTATCGTTTTTGCTAGTGTCAAGAGGGAAATATCATTTTTGTTCGTCTGAAAATATCTGACTTGATACTACCATAAAACTCGCAAAAATGTTAGTATGAATTTAAGGGGAGGGAACAATAATGACACAAGGGGAGCGTGTGAAAACAGCACGGAAAGCGGCTGGCATTTCTCAGGCGGCCTTGGCTGAAAAAATTGGTGTTTCTGAATTGACAATCATTCGCCTTGAAAAAGGAAGACGCGAGGCGCGCATGGGCGAACTTGAAAAAATCGCGGCGGCGTGTAATGTGCCGCTGTCAGATTTGATTGAAGCGCCGCCCATGCCGTCAAACGTCACACCCGTCCCACCGCCGGACGGGAAGCAAGTCTTTGTCCCTCTGCTGTCGCCCGAGGTGACGGCCTGCTGTGGCGACGGAATACCGACTTACAGCGAAATCACGAACGAGCCGGACGAGGTGTATATGTACACAATCGCCGATCTCGGCGGGACTTATGACCAAATGCGCCCGCCGTTTGCGGTGCGCGCGGACGGGGCTTGTCTCGAAAAATCGGGAATTCAGGACGGCGACATTCTGATTTTCAATCCTGCGCTCGAACCGCGACAGGGGAAGATCTGTATTGTCTGCTGGGGGGGCGCGTTGAGCGCGAAGAAGGTCGTGCGCCGCGCAGATGGTTCAGTCGTGTTGCACTCAGACATTGACAGTTTTATCGTTCCAGCCGAAGAAGCCCGCGATCCTGAACGCTTCGCGATCTGGGGACCGGTTGTCCAGTCGCGGCATAAATTCAGCTAAAAAGAAAGCCGTCGGCGTTCACACGTCGGCGGCTATTCTTGACAACCGGTTGCATAACTGCTAAAATATCATCGTGCATACAGCAGCGGATAGAATGGAAAGACGCATCCTGAACCTCCTTTGACAACAGCCTCGCCGATCCTCCGACGGCGGGGCTGTTCGTTTCTGTGCAACTGCGCGAATTCGCGTATATTCGGCAGAAATAAAGTCGTGTTTTTGTTTTGCCGAAAAACACAAAAAGCCCCGCTTTCACTCGAAAAAATCGAGCGTTCGCGGGGCTTGCTTTATCTGAATTCCCTTTCCAGCGCGGCCTGAATGACCGCGCGGCGGCTTCTGCGTTCATCATCCCGTGCCGCGTCGATCTTCTCGACGAGTTCGGCGGGAAGGTCAAGCGTCACGCGCAGCGTCGGGACTTCTTTTTCATCTGCGAAGGCGAGTTCAGCCGCCCCGTCGCCGTAATATTGCACAAGCCAAAGCACAGCACGATTCGCGGAAATGAGCGCAAGTTCGCCGTCCGCGTCGCATGTGAAGAACTGGCGGCTTTTGGTCTTGTAAAGCGTCACGCCGTCGGCTGTTGCGATCTTCCGCGCCGTCTTGGGATTGCACTCGACGCGCCCAAGTGCGCGCCCGCGTTCGCGCTTCATTCTGCGATCCCTCTTTCTTTCGCCTCGCCTAGCAGGGCAGAATAACCGCGCATGGCCTCGGGCGGAATAAGACCGCGCTCGAACAGGTCGCCCGGCGCGGGCTTGAAAAACGTCTTCTCAACGGCCTGAGTATTGCCATAGTAGCCCGTTTCGCGCCAGTTGTTCAGCGAACGGCGGAAGTTCTTCGCGCGAACGCGAATACCGGCACGCGGGTCTTTTTCGGCGGCCTTGATAGCGTCAACAAGCGCGAAGACCTCGGCGACCGTCGGGCGGTCTTTCTTGACAGGTGCAACGCCGTCGGGACGGAGCGAAATATCGGTGTGATGAATTCCGAGCGCCCTGCAATACTGCGCCATCGCGTCATCGGCGTTCGCGGCCTCGATTGTGCAAGTGTACGAAACACCGTTGATGATCTTGAACACCTCGAACCAGCCGCGCGGTTCTTCCGCGCCGAGTTCGCGAAAGTAACAGCCGTACATTTCCGCCGCGCCCTGCACGGCCTCGAACGCGGTGTAGCCGGTAAAGCAGTGCGCACCGGGGTAGAACATCATTTCGCCGCTCTCGCTCTCGGCGACTTCGGAATCCTCCGACCACATCGAATAGTCGATCAAATGCCCGCACAGCGTGAAATGCCCTTGCAAAGCCTTGTTTCCGTCGCCGTCCGGCATGAACGAATAAGCGGTCAGCCATTGCGATGAGCGGTCATCGTAAACGTGCGCGTAGTAAATCGGGAATGAGAATGACATTGTTTTGCCTCCTTGTTATTTGTTCAGCCACGCGAGCGCGAATTTTTCAGCCTGTGCGCAAGTCGGAAATGTTGGCGCGTCTTCTGGATTTTCATACCAGTCAGCGCCGGTCGTGGTAACGCGATCATATCCGTGGCGCTGCTTGTTGTACTTGTAGAATCTCAACGCGCAGTATTCGCGCCAGTTTCCGAAAGCAATCAAGTCAACTTGATAATCTCCGCGCATGATCCGGTACATTGTCCCGGCTTCGTCTTTCAGTATCAACGTCCAATCCTTTTTTGCCATCTTGCGCCTCCTTGTTGGTCTCATCAGTAGCCGCCTCACGGCTAGACGGGGCTTGCGCCCCGTTTCGACCTGTTATTTCGTTTAAAAATGGGTGTACATTCCCGTGACTTCGGTAAACAGTTCTTGCAACTGGTCAAAATAAACACCGCTGAATTCGCGGATCACGTCGTTTTTGCCCTCGATGTACTTGCCAGTTTTAAGGCTGATTCGTGAATTTGTGACGTGTTTAAAAGTCACGTTGTAAGTATCATCGCCGCGAAGTTCGATCTCCACCGTGTTCGTCTTGCTTCTGTTACGTCCGATTTTGAAACGGAGAGAGTTTTTATCACAGACAAACCTGTTTGCGCCTGTCATTGCAACAAAACGACCGCCGCCCAACTGTAAAAAAATCTTGTCCGCAACTTCAAGATTGCTCATTTCTGCTCCCCCTCGATTTTGATGTGCGGGGCGCGAAGCCCCGCATTAGCAACCTTCTACCATCGCCCGTCGGGCGTCTTTGAACGTGTGGTAATAAAAAACTGATTCTTCACGAAGGAATTTATCGCCGCAGGGATAGCGGAAATACATGATCCGTTCACCGTTGCGGGCTTCGTCATCGTCTTCCCACCGTTCAAGCCGACGGTCTTCTGCACCGTTCGCGTAACGCATTACGCGCATTACATACGGGAATTGTTTTGTCATCTTGTGCCTCCTTGATTTTGAAGTGCGGGGCGTTGCCGCCCCGCTTGCTTTATAACGCTACCGCCTGCGCGAATTCAGCCGCGAACACGTCCATGATTTCTTTGTTTCGGCTTGCCAAGTCATGAAGCACGCAAATCATGATGTTCGTGCGTTCGCTGTCGTCAAGCCCCGTGAACTTTTCGCCGTAGGCTTCCGTCAGCATTTCTCGCGTCGTTGCGATGATTCTTAACGCCTGTTCCTGTTTGCTCATTTGTTTTTCCTCCCTTGATTTAAGGGCTTCGCCCTTGAACTTGTCTGTATCTTAGCACAAAATATTATTCTTGTCAACGGGCAAAATAATATTTCTCTGAAAAAATTCAGAGACAAAAAAAGCGCCCGCCGACTGGTCAGGTCGACGGGCATTACAGAAAGGGGAAGGATCATTGAAGGGAGCGTTATCAGCAGTTCGATTATAACAGCGCCGTGCAAGTTGTAAAGGGCTGTTTTAACATGTCCAGTTTATTCGCGTACCGTTGCATCATAGCGCGGCGTTCGTCGAGAAAATCATAAGCGTTATAAACGGCGCGGATTCTGTGCGGGTCAAGATGCGCAAGCTGTTTTTCGATGTGCAAGGTGTTTTCGCCCATCGAATAGAGCAACGTTGAAGCGGCGTGTCGAAACCCGTGTACGGTCGAGGCGGGGATTGTTCGGCCTTCTTTCGCGGCTTCCCAACATAGCACCTTTAGCGCCTTCAACATTGCCGCCTCCGTGATTGAGGCGCGGGCATAAATGCGCGGATGACGAGCGGGAAAGACGAATTCTTTCTCGATGTCTTCGCGGTGAAAAATTTCGCGCTGCTCGTATTCTTTCAGTTCGCGCAGAATCTTCATCGTCTGCCGTGCCAGCGGGACGGCCAGTTCTCGGCGGCGTTTCGTGTGTTCAGCGGGAATCGTCCACAGCGCGTTTTTAAAGTCGATTTCCGCCCATGTTGCCGCGAGAAGTTCACCGACGCGCACGAAACACAACGCCGTCACTTGCAGGGCTGCGCGCGTAATCGGTTGTTTTATCTGGTCGATAGCAGCTAAAAGCGCGCCGAACGTTTCCGGCGTTTGCGCGTGTTCAAAATGCGCGGGGGTATGTGACGGCAAAATGCGCGTGACGTTTTGCAACGGGTGAGAAGTGATATAACCGCGTTCGAGTGCGAAATCTGCAATGGCCATAATGACTTCACCGACGCGACGCGCCGTCACGACCGTTCCGCGCCGCGACAGACTGAGTAAAAACGCCGTTACCTGTTGCCGCGTCAGCGCGCCGACGGCGGTATTTCCGAGCGCGGGCAGTATGTAATGCTCGACGCGGGAAGTTACCGTCTGCGTGTATTTAAACACCCATTGAGGCGACTTGTATTTCAGCCATTCCCGCGCGACGTTTGCCAGTTGCATTCTGTCCGGCTCATCGCGCGCGGGCAAGCCAGAACGAACACGGCTTTTGATCTCATCGCGCTTTTGCCGCGCCTGAGATAGCGTGACGGCAGGGAAGTCGCCTATCGTGAGTTTGCGCTCGCGTCCGTCTTGCCAGTAGCGCACAAGCCACGTCTTTCGTCCCGACGCGCGAACGAGCAAATACAACCCGTCGCCGTCCGGCTCCATCCGGTCTTTTTCTCCCGCCTTGATTCTCGCAAGGCCATTCTGCGTCAGCATCCTGTTTCTCCTCCGTGTACGGTCAACACGCCGTACCCGTGAACGGTTTTGTGTACGGTTTTATGGCGTGCTTTGTCCGTTTTTGTCCAAAAAGGACACAGCGATTATAACAAAAAAAACCGCCCTGCGACAAGGCAGAGCGGCAAATGCTGTTTTTTTGACCAATGATAATGGCGGAGGGGAGAACCGACTTAAAATAAAACATAGTTCTTTGCTATCCCTAGCATAGCGTCATTTTTTGACCTTTTGCGTGTACGGTTTTAGAGACAAGATAATAAAAAAAGCCCCTGACAGAATTACTCTGTCAGGGGTAGTTTAGTATAGACTCGGTCAAGTTTGGGGCCTTCTTGCCCGTCTATTCCGCTTCGATTTCAAGTCATTACGGATTATTCCGCTTGACGAACCATCCGCCCGCGAAACCGATGATCGTTCCGTAGATCATGCCCTGAATCTTGCTCCCGCGAATTTGCGAACGATATGCCTTGCGCTCAAGATCAATTTCGGATTGAAGCGCGGCGAGCTGTCTTTTGAGGTCAGCCTGTTGCAGTTTGATCTCATCGCGAAGGGCCTCTAATGCCTGCTGGCGAATGTCGGCTTCTTTTCGCGCCGTTTGCCATCCTGAAATCGTGTCCCGCATTGTGGAATCGGTCAAGAAATAACCCGCCGACGGAGCAACCCAACCGCGCTGAATGCGGAGCGCGTCAACGTCCGCTTTCGCGTCTGTAGTCGCGCAGTAGCCCCGCGAGAATGTCAGGCAGAGCGTCATCGCTAGTAGAATCAACAGCCTTTTTGATCTCTTCATTCGCCGCCACCTCCTTCGCCTTTGCCGCGTCCAGAATGTCATCAGCGCGGCGTTCGTGCACTTCGGTTGCCGTTTTGATCTCGTCAATCGTTGCCTTGACTTCTTCACGCCCTCCGTAGCCTTTGAATAGCCAGATACAGAGATACAGCGCGACAAGGACGGCAATACCAATCGCGACGCGGTAGTACATTCGCACATAGTACATCACGTCGTCGAAATCGAAATTAAGCATCGCGTTTCCACTTCCCTTCGCGCAAGCGGGATTGAATACCGTCGAAAAAGGCTTTGATCGTGTCAGGGATTTCAGCTTCGACAACGTCGAGCAACCTGCCCCCCGTATAACCACACATTGCGATAATCACGGCTGACAGTTCTTTACCCACGCCGAAATAATCCAGCGCCCAAGCGACCAACGCGCCCACGCCCCCCGCGCTGAACAAACCAACGGCGAACCGCTTCCAGTTGAACGAATCATCGACATGATCCTTCGCCGCGCGAACAGCGGCAAAAATAACCGCAATGAAAGCGCCAACGCCGCCCGTGATAGCAATGTCAACAAGGGTCTTTTCGCTATTTTCACCCGTCATGCTCATCACTCCCGCCATTTGCGCAAGTGTCCATCGAGCGCGTGATGTGTATCAATGTGAATGAAGTTCTTTTTCACATACAGCCCAATTCCACCGAGTTCCGGAAGTTTACCGCACTCCCAAGCCGCAACGATTTTCGCATAAGCACAAAAGACGCTCATATCTTGCACTTGAAAATCCATCGCTCTGCCTGTCAGGTGTTTTGAAGTCGGCGAGCCGCCGACGCGCTTGTTATGCTTCTCGCACCGACAGCATGAAGTCACATACATCGGCACGTCACCGAGAATATGACGAACCTTTTCTGCGAGTTCCAGCAGTTCTTCTTTCGGATTGCACAAACCGCAACCACAACGACAGACGAGTTCGCGGCTTGAAAAATGCGGGGGAAATAATTTCGTCTGCATGTTACGCCGTCCTTCTCCACATTGAAACAGCCAAATACGGGGGCATGTTGTCATGCGCCTGCCCGCCGCCTGTGTTCGCGACGCTGATGGTATGTGTATGGTCGCCGTTTGAGATAACTGCGACAGTGTGCGTATGATTTCCCGCGCTTGCCGCTGTACCGGTCAGAGAATGGTTATGTTTACCCGCTCCTGCGCTCGATGCGGTGTGAGTATGAGACCCGCCACTGTTGACGGTAATCGTGTGCGAGTGTGAGCCCGCTGATGAAGTTGAACCAGTCCAGTTACGGGATGCGGCAAATCCGAAATAATCATCTTTTGCGCCAGTATTGGACACAATGACACCCTCTGTCGGGGCATTTTGTGTATTTACAACGTAGAACGCACCCGATAACGTTGGAGGGATACCGTCATATTTTTGTCCAACTCCCGAAAACGTGCCTGTGATTTCCATCGTCCCGCGCGTGTGCGTATGCGCGCCCGCACTGTTTGAACCCGCGGTATGATTATGACTGCTATTCGTGGAGTTTACTGTAATTGTATGGGTATGATTTGCAACTTCGCCAGTAGACCCGGTCACGCTGTGCGTATGCGCGCCCGTTGTTGACGTTGTTGTGTTATGGTCATGAAGTCCCGTTTTTGACGTTGAAGCGCTGTGACTATGCGCGGGAATCTGATTGACGGTTAGCGTGACAGTCGCCGAGCCGCCTTGCGACGTAAGCGAATACGTCGAACTTGCGCCGAGCAAGAATCTGCCTTCGATTTTTACCCACGTCCCAAAGCCAAACAGCACAGCAGGCGAAGTCGAACCATACGAGCAGTAAATCGAACCGACAGGATAAACAGCCTGCAAGACTTGCGTCACCGCTGGCGAAGCTAAATGATCTGGATCTGGGTGCTTGCCCGTTGAGTAAATAAGCGCACGCCAGTATGTTCCCGCCGTGTCTGCCGACGGGGACTTGACCGTTCCGTTCGGGCCGTTCGCGGCAATGCAATAATACAGCGAGTCGTTCTCAATGATGATATTACCGATTTCGTAATCGACAAGCGCGTCGTATTGCCATAAGCCGCCTTGCTGATACCAAAGCGCGTATAAACTCAGCCAGTTCAACGCGCCGTTCATGTCTTGACGGCGCGGGGGAACGCCGCCCGCGGAAATAGGTGTCTGCGTTTCGATGGGATAGCCGAGTTCCCAACTGGCAAGACCGTTGCCGGGGTCAAGGTCGGGAATAGTGTTTATATCACCATTCCACGCCCACGCTTGCGGAATTTTCGAAGGTTCTGGCATGTTACCACTCCTTCCTAAAAAAATAAGCCCCGCGAAGTGCGGGGCTTGTGTTTACTGAGTTTTACAAAGGCCACGTAATTTTGATAGCGTCGAGGTCTTCCACAGTCTGCGCGGCTTTGATAGCGGCGCGTAGTTCTTGCTTTCGCGCATGACAAGCGGCATAGGCTGAAAGCATTTCGACGAGAACAGTTTTCATCACGTCAAGCGGGACGTTGTAAACAGTCTCATCGTTGACTTGCGTCAGATAACCTTCCGTCGCGCCAGTCGCTTCAAGCAACTGAATCGCGCCTTGCATTTTCAACGAGTCGGTCGTGTCGAACTGCATCAAATACCCTTGCGAGGTTGTAATACTGCCAGAAACACGGTCGACAAAACCTTCGGTCAAATGCCGAAGTTTCCTCTCGCGGACTTCTTCAAGTGTTGGCTCTGGCGCGGGGTGAAGTTCGCTCCATTCTTCGGGAGTGTAGTACCCTTCGGGTTTTTCGTCCCAGACTTCGGGATTGCCTGTTGGGCTAAAATACGTAGGCATTATCGTCACCTCATCCCATGTACTCAATCAAGATATAACCCGCGCCGCCTGCGCCGCCTGTTTTAGAAGTCGCGCTATGATAAGGGCCGCCGCCGCCGCCGCCGCCATAAACGCCTGCGGATGCAGTTCCTCCAGTTCTTCCGCCGCCATTGCCACCACCAGTAGGCCCAAGAATATAATTTGTACTTACTGTCCCCATGTTATTCATCGCGGCTTGTCCCGGCGCGCCTTTTATGATGTACGCAGACGATGGCGACCCTGTCCCCCCTTCGGCTGTTGAAAAGCTCGCTGAAGTTCCACCACCACCACCACCGTTGGCGGTATAAGTTGTCCCACCAATCGTCATGGTTGTATTACCGCCATTGCCGCCAGAGGTAGCAAGTGCGCCCGCCGTTCCACCCGCGCCGATTGTGTACGCATAAGAGGTGGACTTTGTGAGAGTCGCATAAAAAATGACCATGCCACCCTCCGCGCCGCTACAACCCGGTACTTTTCCATCAGCGCCCGCGCCGCCGCCGCCGCCGCCTTTGAGCGTGATTCTATAAACGCCTGTATATGGCGCGGTATAACTACCAGACGTTTGCGAGAAAAACATGCGGTCGAACGTGCCATTTTGCGGGAACACTTTCCCCCAGTACGTTTCCGCTATGTCTGTTGCCGGGTCTTTTACCGCAGAACTTGGGCCGTTCGCAATTTTACAAATATAAAGAACGCCAGAATCAACGGCTATATTCCCAACTTCATAATCAACCGTCGCATCATACGCGTAAACGCCGCCCTGTTGCGCCCAGACAATAGCCGAACTGATTGCATTAAAAATGCCGTTAAAATCAGCTCGTTTCGGCGCGACCCCACCCTGTGCAAAAGGAGTCCCGGTAATCGCCGGGAAACCCTCTTGCCAACTGGCAAATCCAAGCCCCCCGCTAGAATCGGGGATACTGTTTTTGTCGCCAGAATCCGCGAAGGCTCGCGGGATTTTTGTCGGTTCGGGCATAAATTACTCACCTCACAAAATAACAACGTCATACGGCGTGAAAACGCCTTGGTCGAAAGGCTGAAAACCGCTGTTGTCGAAGCCGAAAACCTCGTCGGGGTTGACGGAAAGGTAGACCCATTGCACGCCTGCGCCCTTGTTCAACGCACCGTAGGTATTGAGAATACCGATTTCAACGGGTTCAAGGTAATCGCTAAACACGGCGCGGATTGACATGTCGCCGTTGTCGACGACGTGATCGTAAGTGGGGAAAATCTGTTTCAGCAGACGGTTGATCGTCGCCGCGTCTGCCGTGCCAATGTTCGCCGCCGCTTTGTACATCAGCAGTTTTCTATATGCCTCGTCAGTCAGCGGATAATTGTTCGTCGCTTGCGCGTCGTTGTACCAAGGCGCGTTGTTCCACGGTTGCAACTGACTTCCGTAGTAACCGAACCAATCTGTGGTCGCGACTTGAACGCCGCGCGGAACGCCCAAAATTCTGCCCCAGTTGTCAAGCCCCCAGCCGACAGCGCTTTCTATGTCAAAGACCTTTTCGAAGAACAAGTCAATGTCTGGCGCGGGATCGATCCTCAGTTCAAAGCCATGCGTCAAATCTAAGATATGAGGCGAGGCGCTGTATTGACTGAGGATCGTCTCGTCCCGCAGATCAGAAAAGTCTCGCCTCATCATGTGATCGTCACCGTGATATTAGATTCGATCAGCTGCGGCTCTCGGTTGGCGTTAATGTCGATATAAGAACCGAACGCACCAGTTCCAAGCGCGACGGTTAACGAGACGAAATCTGTCACGCCTGCGCCGATAACGACGGGATAGAATCGCGACGCATAAAGAGTTTGCCCAAGCCCGACGCGCGCGTTCTCTCGCTGTCCATAGAAGTCTTCGATCAGCGCGGCTTTAATATCGTCTGTGATGCTTGCAGGCAGACTGCCCGTGTTCTTGATCGTAACAGCCATTTTTACGTCAACGACAATCGGGCGCAAGATCTGATATGTGTATGTTGCGTTGTTGAAGTCAACGTCAGTATATGTGACTGTCGTACTTCCTGTCGTCCCGCAACCAGCATCTTTTTTGCGATAGATTGCTTCCGCAATATCTGTGCCGTCGCCGCCAAAGACGCAAGCGCAAATCGAATGCGGGTTGACTGATACGCCGAGAATCGTCATCGCTGTATCAGTCGAATTCTCCAAAACCTTACAATCCAGCACGCCGTCGACGTTTGCAATCGCGCCTTGAATAGCAGAAACGCTTCCGTGCGCGTTCATTGCGACAGAGTTATAGCGGCGCGTTTCAAATTCAGTCTGCGTTTCTTCATCGCGCCCAAGGACTCCCGCCGCCGCGTTTGTGACACTGTCCCAGCCGGGAATGACCGTGATGATTTTAGTCACTGTTCCAGCTGCAATCGAAATCGGGCCTGTTTCTGTGACTTCAAATTCAATGTCGATCGTTCCACTCGCGGAAATTGTCGCCGCGTCAAGGCTTCGCAGTTGATAGCCGTCTGTATTCTGCACGATTGAACCGGCGGGAATGACCGTGTTATAAAGTCCCGTGCAAGTGCAAACCACGACTGTCGGTTCGGCTGTCTTGCGGTTGATGAAATATATCTTTCCAAGTGCTTCTTGCCAGCGGCCCTCGGCTGTGAGCGGATTGAACTGATTTGCAAGGTACAGAATTTCGCTGTCCTTCGCCTGAACAAGCGCGGCCTCGGTCGCGATAAGCTGACCGGCTGGCGTTGCGGGGTCAATGTCAAGAGGGGGCAAGCCGCCGCCCATGAAAGCGTTCTGCCAGTCTGCGCCGATAGTGTTCAGCACTGTTTCAGCGCTTTCGACTGTAATACCCGTCTGCGGATCAAAAATGATAGCCATGCTTTCACCCCCTTATAGCGTCAGCGTTATTTTTGAACTTTTATCTTCGTCTGCGACGGTCAGCAGTATTTCGCCCGTCAGTTTGCGATCTCGCACGCCGTCGAGTTTTACTGTCGCGTCCAGAACGCCGTCAACGTTCAGCGCGGCTTCGCGAATGCGCGCACGAAGCACAGACAGTGCGGGACGAGTGTAGCCGAGTTCGACCTCGAAATGCGGAATTCCTTCGTCTTGTGCGAAAAATGCTTCGCCCGTGAACAGTCGAACAGCGTTCGCGACGTTCTGAGCGATTGCATAAGCCGCAGCGCTCGTCTGCAAGCGTCCCGAAGAATCAAGCGTTATGTCCCAGTTGTCGGGGGTTAGATATAGAGTATATGCGTTCATCTTTCATACCCCTTGCTAGTGCGGCGTTGACGTTTCGCCGTGAACGCCCGTGTGCGTATGTCCAAGATAGGAAAAACCGCCGCAAATAATGTCGCCCGTGTAAGTCACTGTCGGCGCGTCAATCGTCATGTTGCCCGGTGCTTTGACTTTTACTGTGCCGTCTTGCGCGAGTCGGACGTAAGTATCGACAGACGTGTTCAAGAAGCCGCCGACGTAAAAGCCGTCCGCTTGATCAAACTTGCGCCAGCTGCCGGGTTGCGCGGTCTGTTGCTGGCCTTGTTTCAGCGCGGAACAATCAGACTGAGCGCAGACAAGAAGTCCAATATCGCCCACAACAGGGTCGAGAACGACCGCCGCGCGACCGGCCTGCAAACGGAAATACGGAAGATGATGAATCGTCGCCATCGGGATAGCTTCACCCCATGCGTCGATCTGAGCAACGAGCGGGCGCGCGTCAACGTATCCGGCGGCGGCTGTGTCGCCTGCCTGAACGGCTGTGACGATGACGGGGATCGCGGTGGACATATCGCGCGTGAGCGTCTTGATAAGGAATTCTAGTTGGTTCAACGGTGTGCCGTCTGTGTATTCATCGGCAAGACCTTTTACAATGCCCGATTCTGCCAACCATCATTCCCCCTTCCACGTCGCTTCAATATCCGAGAACCATTCTGCGCTTTTTTCGTAGGCGCTCACGCTGTGCGTGAGTTTCGTTATCTTCCACTCGCCCGAGGCGCGCGGGACGATTGACTTCACGCGAATCAGGCCGCCGAACTTGAAATCGGGATTGTATAGGGCGGTCAGCGTGATTCCATTATCGTTAAACGCCGGATAGCCCGCGAGGCCGCTGTCTTCGGTCAGATAGGGGATTGTTCCTGTTTTGCGGACTTCACCGCGCGGCTGAATAATGATCTCGCCGTCGTCGATAATCACTTCGATGTGATACTGTTCGCCGAGAACGCGGAGCTTTTGCATGGGCGAACCGTTGAAAATGCAGTTCTGCACTTGCGTCGTCACACCCGCGTTCTTGAACGAATAGCCCATTTCAACTGCCCATGCTTTGGCAAGGTCAGCCGCCGCCGTACTTCCCGCGACACTGAGCGGGGGCGCGGCTTTTTTTACAGAATACGCGCCTGTCGTCGCATCTATGACAAATGCGATGTCAGGCGCGTTCTTAAAGTCTGCAACCGCTTTCGTTATGTCGCCCGAAAAGATAACGGGCAATGTCTCGCCGACTGTGCCGCCGTAAAGCGTCAGCAGATTCTTCGCGCTTGTCAGCTTGCGGAATCCGAGAACGGTCAGTTGTTCCATGACTTCATACTTCATGCCTTTTATTGAGAGTTGGCACTTATTGAGATCAGGCCGCCCGACCTTCTCAATTTTCGCGGTCATTGCAAGCCCTTCAATCGTGTACGTGTTTTTGCTTGTGCCTTGAAAATTGCCCGTTCCGAGCTGAATTTCCGCGCGAAGCGTCTTTTGATTAAACGACGAAGCCATATTCTTCCGCCTCGTCTTCGGTCAAGTAGAACAGCACATAGCGCGCTGGCTCGCCGAGCCCTTCCCACTGCGGCGCTGTATCGCCCAGCATGTCAGCGAAGATCAGCGCGCCGCGAAAAGCGGTTTCGTGCTGAATGACGGGAACATAGTTCAGACAAACGCACCCGGCGGCGATCTGCGTTTCGTCAAGCGTCACGTCCATATAAAGATGATCGTAACGCTGATACAAACTGATTTCTACGTTCTGTTCGTCCAGAATCGTGATGAACGACTGCGCGGGGAGTTGTTGAAGTGGAATTTCGAGCATCGTTATCACCTTTGTCCGGTTGAACGGCTATCAGATAATTCCTTCCAGTGACTTTTTTCTACTTCTTTCGCTGGATTTTTGCCCGTTGCCTGATTGCTCGCGCAGTCTGCGCGCTTGACTTTCTTCTTCGTCAGGCGTTTTTTCGTCTCTGTGTACTGTGCCTCAATTTCGCGAACTTCGATCAGCGTCAACTCAACATAGCAGACCTTTAAGCCGTCTTCCCGCTTGCGCGAGTAACTAAGACTTTCAAGTGTCATGTTGCGATATTCAACAGTCGGCGTGACAAGCGAAAACGTTTGCACGCCGTCTTTCAGCGTTTTTAAGTTGGTCAGCGCCGTTTGAATATCTGAATCGTCGCCCTGAATTGCCAGCTGCACGCGAATTTTCATTGAATCGGCGACTTTGTTATATGCCGCAAAGCCGCCTTTTTCAGTCGGCATTTTGAGAACTTCGCCCTCGTCGGAAACTTCGCACGATATGAACGACTGGAACGTGACAAGACTGTTCCCGTTCTCGTCTGCTAAAAGCCATTCGTTTTCGATCATGGTTAAATACCATTCATCGCGGGATTGATCGACGCGCTGTTATACATAAGACGCGCGCCCTCTTCGCCGCCACTTCTAGCCGCACGCTGTACTGTCTGCGCGTCTGCTGATCCTTCGAACGTCATGTTCTGATTTACAACTGTTTCATTCTTGACGTTGAACGTCTTTCTGTTGTCTTGCGAAATCTGCGCCGTATCAGCGTTCTTTCCTGTTACTGCTGAAACAGGCGTTCCCGCAGAAGAACCACCGGCGAGCCACTCCATCACGCCGCCTTTATTTTTGCTAGATTCTTCTGAGCGTGCTTTTGCTTTCGGCATGTATTTCGCAATTTCCTTCGGCGACCAACGTTCAGCCATTGCCAGTGCATCATTGCCGAAAAGTTCATAGTCATGTTGAAACGCGACTTCGCGTTCAAGTTCTTTTCTTCCCGCGACCGCCGCCATGTGATCCGTCAGTAGCGGATTTTCTTTCTTGATCTGCGCGGCACGTTCGCTGATGACTGCGTTCTTGTCGCGCCCTTGAAGCACTTCTTTTTCTGCTTCCTGTTGAAGCGGATTATTCAAGCCGAGGAACTTTCGGAATTCAACGAGGATTTTCTGAATCCAGCCGAACAGTTCTTTCGCAGTCGCCGACATTGCCTGAATCGTGATTGAAATCGCTTCAATCGTAGACTTGACTAAATCCCACGCGCCGCCTGGTTCGTCAGCGCCGAGCCATTCCATCGCGCTTTTACCAATGTCTGTAACGAGCCCCCAGACTTCGGACAAAAGCGGTTTCAGCGCTTGAATAGGCGCGTCAAGCGATTTCATCGCGGTTTCAAGCGGCGCGAAAGCGTCTTTCAGGCGTTCCCAAAGCGCAGTTATTTTCTCGACGAAAGCGTCCGCATCAAACGACGATGCCCATTCAGACAGCGTGTCAACGAACGCGCCACCTATATCCGCCGCAAGCCCCGAAATCGTCTGCCAGACACTATCGGCGAAGCCGGTAATCATGTCCAGCGCGTTCTTAAAGTCTTCCGGCGTTCCAATCGCTTTCCAGAGCGGTTCAAACAACGTTTCGCCGCCTCGTGAATAAACGGCGATTTCATCAAAAATACCGCCTAATGCGTATATTACGGCAATCGGCGCAAGCAACGGCATAAGCGCCGCGCCCAGGGCTTTCGCAGCTGTCAAAAGCGTTCCGCTCATGATGCCAGCGATAACAAGCAGTCCCGCAACGATAAAGCCTTGATGCTCGCGGAACGTCTTAATAACAGCGGTCATCGCTTCCGCGATCATGCGAATCGGCGGCACGATCACGCGCAAAATCACAGCGGCAAGCGAACGGAAGACCTGTTGCAAGTCAGAAATCGCGTCGTTGAACTTCTGCGTGATTTCAAAGTCTTCTTTCGTGTACACGCCCAATGCGCGTTGTCTGGCGATAAGTTCGTCCATAGCAACGCGGCCAGATTGTAGTAGCATGATCGTTCCTTGATCGAGGCCGAGGAACCGCGCAAGTCCCGCGAATTTCTGCTTGCCGAGACGTTCAGACGCACTCGCCAGTTCGCGAAGGATCTGGAACGTGTCTTTCACTTGCCCGTGTTCGGTTGCGCTGATTCCGAGCTGTTTCAGGATAGGCGCGATGCGGCCTTTGCCGCCCATCGCCTGCATACGTTGAAGCTGACCGTTCAGACTTTCAAACGCGCCCATGAAGCCTTCAACAGAGCCGCCCGCGCGTTTTGCCGCTTCACCGAACGCCTGCAAGTCTTCGGCGCTTGCGCCGATTCTTGCGGCGGTCTTGCCGATCCTGTCGGCAGTCTGCGTGTACGATGAGAAAATTCCCACCGTTCCGAGCGCGGCGGTCAGCGGGGCGATGAACGTGTGAAAGATGCCGCGGAACGTCGCGCCGAACTTCGCCTCGATTGCGTTCAATCCGCGCTCTGCTTCACGCGGGGCTTTCTCGCTGAATTCGCGCGTTGAACGTTCAGCCTCGTCCATTCCCTGTTGATACTCACTAGAATCCAAGCCCAGCGTTACAATCAGCGCGTCTACAACGTTTTCAGCCATGCCGTTCACCTCCTCCGCGCTTCCGCGTCACGTTTTGCCGCTTCACTATATGCGGCCTCGTTATAGTTATTTACAGCGATGATTTCGTACATGTCTAAAGCATCGCCCATGCTGTAAATCGTTTCCAGTTCATAAAGTGACGCATACCGCCGCGCGACAATAGCCGCCGTGATATGCGTCACGTTTTCGTAACCGATCAGCCCCGCTACTTGTGCAATTCGATCTTCGGGGAGCGGGGGGATTCTGAGCGGCTTTCTGTTCCGAAAAAATCCAAGCACACTTTCGCGGCTTCGCCGTACAGCGCAAAAAGCGTCCGCACATCGGAAACGTAGTCGTCGATTGTCTCCGGCGTGACGGCTTCTTCCGCTTTTCCGACAACGCGCGTACATGAGCGCAGAAGATCGTCGAGCAGGCTTTGAACGTCTTCAAGGCCGATATTCTTGCAGAACGACTGAAAGTTGTTACGGATAAAGATAACAGCCGCTTTCAAGTCCGCGCCATCGGGCAGTTCAGCGCCTGCCGCGCCGAGTGCTTTTAATGCTCTCATAATCCACTTGCCCGTGTCCGTCGCGCTCATTTCGCGGATTTTAAACGTCAGTTTGTTCCCGCGATCATCGAGCGTGACGGTCTTTTCGTGTCTCATATCTGCTTACCCCCTGAATAAAAAAGCAAGCGCCTAGTTATAGGCGCTGCGCTCGTACTTTTCAAAATGGAACGTCCACGCCGTCGGCTCCATGACGCGGGCCGCCGTCGAAGTAACTGCGCCATTCTGCATGACGCCTTCGCTCCAAATGATCTGCTCGCCGATCGACGGAATAATAGCCGTGATCGAGACTTTATAAAGGCGCTGATTCGTAATCATGGCTTTCTGGATCGTCTGCATGTAGCGGCGCGACGGCGACGACGCTTCAAGCTGAATTGTCATCGTCTTGATGTTCGGGACATATCCAGCCGCCATGTGTCCATCAACGCCCATTCGCGTTTCCGCGACTTGCAGAGCGTCGGCGTTCCAAGCCTGATTTGTGCTGAACATCTGCAACTCAACGCCGGAAGGATAAAGCTCTTCGCACGTCAGAATCAGTTTCGCATTCGCGGAAGTAATATCAGTCAACATAGAGCTTCACCCCCTAAAGAATAGCCGTTGAAGCAATTTCAAGACGATTCACGCCGCCGCCGTATGTGTACCAGAGCGAGATCGTCGGACTTTCGCGATTCACGCGAATGCTCGCGCCCGGATCGTCAATGCGAATGACGAAGCCGTTTGTGAACAGTTCTTCGCTGATGTCCTCGCCAGCTTCCTGAATGAGTTGCGCCTTCTGCGATTCGGAAAGCGTCACGCCCGCGTCAATCGTGCCGTTACGGAGCGCACGGTTCACAGGGTCGACAAGCCAAGCGCGGATAAGCGCGTAGCCCGCGTCGTTATAAGGCACGCGACCGCTTGCGGCGAGGCCAGCCATGCAGGAAACCTGAATGACGTTTTTAAGCCAAATCGCGTTGATATACGGATCAATAAAACCGTACTGACCAAACATCGCGCCGGGGAAGAAA